TATGAGATGGAGAAACTCCAAGCTCAACAAACTTTCTATTTAACAAATCAATGGGCTAAGGTTGAGAACAATCTTTATTCTCAGGCTATATACTACGAGCCAACACGTTTATCTGCTCAGTACGATTATGAGTCCATGGAATATACTCCTGAGATTTCAGCCGCTTTGGACATCTACGCCGAAGAATCCACAACAACAAATGAAGATGGATTTATATTACAAATTTATTCTGAGTCAAAAAGAATCAAAGGGGTTTTAGCTGATTTATTCAACAACAATCTCGATATTAACACCAACTTACCTATGTGGACAAGAAACACTTGTAAGTACGGTGATAACTTTGTTTATTTGAAATTGGACCCCGAGAGAGGGGTTGTTGGATGCCAACAGTTACCTACAATCGAAATTGAAAGACATGAAGTTGGTGTAAGTGCTAAAATCTCCGTAGATATAACCAAGGAATTAGACCAAGACAAAAAAGCTCTCCATTTTACTTGGAAAAACAAGAATATGGAGTTTCAATCTTGGGAAATGGCTCACTTCAGATTATTGGGTGATGATAGAAAACTTCCTTATGGAACATCTATGTGGTTTTCGTTGGAAATATGAACGATGACGATGTTGAAGCTTATGTTCAACGTGTTGCCAATAAATTCAAAAGAGAACAAGTTGTTGATAGTAAAACGGGTAATGTGGACATGAGATTTAATCAAATGGCTGTTGACCAAGATTATTTCATTCCTGTACGTGACCCAGCAGCACCTGACCCTATTACTACATTACCTGGCGCAACTAACCTATCTGAAATAGCCGATATCGAATATATTCAAAAGAAATTATTAACGGCTCTTCGAGTACCAAAAGCGTTTTTAGGTTTCGAAGAAGTTGTTGGTGATGGAAAAAATTTAGCGTTACAAGATATTCGTTTCGCACGTACTATTAACAGAATTCAAAAAAGTATGATTGCGGAACTCAACAAAATTGCAATTATACATTTATTTTTGTTAGGTTTCGAAGATGAACTTTACAACTTCACATTAGGATTAACTAACCCATCAACTCAGGCAGATTTGTTGAAGGTTGATGTGTGGAAAGAAAAAATATTACTTTACAAGGATTTGGTTGCAGACCCAGGAAATGGAATTCAGGCAACATCATCTACTTGGGCTAAGAAACATATTTTTGGTTGGTCTGATGAAGAAATAAGATTGGATTTACAACAACAAAGAATCGAAAGAGCGGTTGGTGAAGAACTGAAGGCCACACCTACTGTGATTAGTAAGACAGGTCTATTTGATAATATCGACAAATTATACGGAAGTACGTCAGGGTCTACGCCAGCAGCAGGGGCAGCTACAACTCCAGGTGGAACAGAAGAGTTGGGAGCAATGGCACCTCCACCTCCAGGCGGGGAAGAAGGAGCTTTACCACCACCACCTCCAGGAGCAGAAGAGGCACCTCCACCAGCAGGAGTTACACCTGAATCGACAAAGAAAGACCTTAATATTTTATTAGAAAATAATCTTTTTGAGAAGTCAAAAGTGATTGATTTGAGTAATGCACAACAATCTTTGGGAGAAATTGAAAAAGAACTTGAAAAGTTGTTGAACTCCTAATATTTATTTGTAAATAAAAAAATGACTTTCGGCCAAATCAAATCCCTAATCGAAAAAAACCTTCTTGAATCTTATAAAAACGAAGTAGATTTCAAGAAAAGTTTACGTGAATTCAAACATAATGTTTTGAATAACAAATCTATTTCTAAAGTTTACAATTTATATGACCAATTAAGTACCCCTCAGGGACTTACTGAGTCAGAAGCCAAAGAATTTATAGAAGAAGGTGTTAATCTATTACAAAGAATTTTACCTTCGATTAAAATGCCTAAATCAATGGAAGAAGAAGTTAACAACAACTATTCCGATATTGATACTTTAGTTTACACAAAGAAGATTAGTATTTCGGAAAGAATACAATCTAAAAAGAATATTATTGAAACTTTGAAGAAACCAAAAAACTCTGTGAAAGAATCAATTAATATACCTGTAACTTCAATGGTCAAAATTGCGAATCAGACTCTAAGAAATTATATTGAAACTATGGATGAAACGTCCAAAAAAGAATTTTTCCAAATTGTTTCTGAAGACAATAGAAATTTGGAAAATAGATTCGAAGAGTTGAAAACGAGCGCAATATCCAAATTACAAGGTATTTTGGAAAATGAAAATGAGACTGATGTGAAAACCAAAATCAATGAAACTATTGATAAACTTAAAGAAGAAAAGTTTGACCAATTAAACTTCCTTAAGTTGAAAAACTTGGAAAGTTCTCTTTAAGAATTTTTAACTTTATTAGTGTAAATCGCTTTCAACAAAGACTTTCTTCTTTTTACAGAAGGTTTCACATATTCTTTTCTATTCAGTAATTGTTGATTTTGTTTGGTCTTAATTACCTTGGATTTCAAAGTTTTCAGAGCTTTTTCTAAATTTTCTCCGTTTTTAATGTTTACTATTATCATATATAACAAATATCTCTTATCTACAATAAATTTTTGACTATGAGATTAATATGTAGTATTTTTTTGTAAAATAAACTACATAACATGAAAATTAATGAAGAAGGGAAAAAGTGTAAAGTTAAAACTATTCACTCCAATCAAAACTAGTTACGGAACTGTTGATTCCAAAAATTTAAAATCACTTTATATAAACATACAATCTTGGGTCACACCTAAATACGAAACCGATAATTGGAATCGAGTTGTTGGAATACTAACAAGAGAAATCAAACATTCGGTTTTCAATTCAATTAACACAGAATTTTTCCGAGAACAAACTATTGTTGATTTGGACTTGAGGACTAGCGGTATCTCGACAGGAAAAAAATCCTTTTTCAATTTAGAAGTCAATTTATACGTGAAGTCACCCTTAGAATTCAAATCTAAAGAAGTAAAGGACTCAGTCAAATCTATCGTAAAATCTATTTTTAAAGATAACATTTTAACTAACAAATATTTCAATTTTTCTTTGACCAAAAAACCTGAACCTAACAAAGTTGACGAACCAATATATTTATCTAAAAAACCTTAATGAAGAATTTAAGAATATTAGAGGCAAATGAACTTGGTCATGGGATTTTGATAGAAATGGATGCAGGTTTTGTTTCCCCAAAAGATGAAAAAAATATAAAAGTTTTACAAGAAGCTGCGAATTTGGATTATAGAAATCCATTCGAGTTTTACGCTGTATTACAGAAATATGATACCCCTAACAGAAACGGTAGATTTTACCCAGAAAGAATTCTCAAAAGAGAGGCAGACAACTACAAAAAAATTATCTCTAAAGGTCTTTCAACTTCAGAATTGAATCACCCTGAATCCTCTCTTATAGATTTGGACCGTGTATCACATTTGATTACAGATATATGGTGGGATAAAAATATCCTTATGGGTAAATTGAAATTACTTACTACTCCAGGTTTTCATGAAAGAGGTATTGTATCATCCAAAGGTGATGTTGCGGCTAATCTCATGAGACAGGGTGTAACCTTAGGTATTTCATCTCGTGGGGTGGGGTCACTAAAAAAGGTTGGTGAAAGAGACGAAGTACAAGATGATTTTGAATTAATTTGTTTTGATTTAGTTTCATCTCCATCCACTCCAGGTGCTTATCTTTTCAGTAACGCTGACGATAGGTCTAAGTATGAAGAAAATTTAGATGAGGAAAAAAAGAACCGTGAAAAATCATCTGAGCCTATGGAGAAATCTATTGACTTGATGAAAAAACTTACTCATTATTTAGGAAAATAATTATATGGACGAAAAGTATTTTGTTGCAAAAATTCAGTATGAACTTCCTGATGATAATACAGGAAAAATTAAAAAGATTAGAGAGGAAAAACTTGTAAGAGGTTTTTCAGTCACAGATGTTGAGGCTAAGGTTACGAAAAGATATGAATCTTTTTCATACGATTGGAGAATAACATCAGTATCGGAGAGTAAAATCGACGAGGTAATAGAAAAGTAAAAGTGGTCAACAGACCACTTTTTTTATTTAATAACATATTTATAAAGAAAAATAATATGTTATTTACTCTATCATATAAAAACAGTTCGAACGAGCAATCTACTATAAACTTAAGTGGTTCGAACATGTCGGCAGCAATTTTATATTGTGATGCAAATAATCTCACACCCATACAAGTAGGGTTACAAAACGTAGATTTGTTGTTAAATAATCCTTCATCGAACAACTGTTATTTAGTTAGTTTGAAAGATTCAGTGACGGAGGCATCATCAGGAATAATTATTTACGACACATTCAGTAACATAGAATCTTGGATAAATTCTCAATCCAATAAAGTTGTAACTAGTATATCTCTCCAAAATAGAGCTTTTGTACAAGCCTAATATAAACTTTTCTCTATTAGACACTATTTATAGAGTAAAATAATCAATTTT